CCCGCAAATCATCGAAGAAATACCGGAAGTAAAAGCCGAGATTTTTGAAAAATACCCAGATTTTGACTATCAATTTTTGCAAAACAATATAAAATTACAAAGAATAGTTGCAAATCTGATACAAAAGCAAATAGAAAACGCGATAGAAGAGGACGACCTGGAGGTTTTATTGTTATGAGCAAGGGCAGCAAACAAAGACCGACTAATCACGATGCCTTTTCAGGAAATTTCGACAAAATTTTCACTGAAAAGCCTATTCGTGGAAGTTTCATCCAAGACCCTGAAACCGGCGAACTGGTGCCGAAAGATCAATATTACGCACCGGAGAATACTTCGCCCTATGTCATGCCAGACATTCAACCTTACAAAAGTATGCAGACCGGCGAGATGATTACATCGAGAAGCCACCACCGGGCGCACTTGAAACAACACGGCCTGGTTGAGATCGGCAACGAGATCAAAACAGCAATGACGAAACAACAGCCCCGCGACGACCGGGAATCGAGAAAACGTACTATTGCCGAGGTATTGTCGTCTAAAGGTTATTAGCTCCCACTGGCTTATTGTGTCCGCAGAGATGCGCCACGCCGACCGGAAGGTGGATATTCTGGGCGGCACAGATAGGAAAACCCTACCATGAGTGATTTACGCACCGCATTAGAAGAAGCATTCGCAGAAAAAGCCGAGGAAAGCACGGAAGTTAAGCCGGAGCCAACGCCAGAGCCAACACCAGAGCCGGAACAGACCGAACAGCCCCGTGACGAAGCGGGAAAATTTGCAAAAGAGATCGAGCCAACTGAGCAAACTGAACCTGCCCCACGCAAAGCCCCGTCCAGTTGGAAACCAGCGGCGCAAGAAGCTTTCCTGAAGGCTGATCGTGGCGAAGCCCTGACGCCGGAGGAAATCAAGCTGCTAACAGCAGAAGCAGAGCGGCGCGAATCTGACTTCCATAAAGGCGTGTCCGAATTCAAGTCGCACAGCGAACGCGCAAAAGCCTACGATGCTGCCATTGCTCCGTACCAGGCTCACTTGCAGCGCCTGGGAGTAGATGCACCGACCGCCATTTCTGCCCTGATGCGTGCTGATACCATTCTTAGAACATCAGACCCGGCGACAAAAGCGCAGTATTTTTCCCAGTTGGCGAGAGAATATGGCATTGACCTGAACAGCGTACAAGAACCGCCACAACTCGACCCGCAAACAAATTATTTAATGAGCGAGCTGCAACAGTTGCGTAATCAGCAACAAATGTGGCAAAATCAGATACAACAGCAAGAACAGGCTAGGGCTAATTCTGAATTAACCAAGTTTGCGACTGCTGACAAAGCGCACTTCGACGCTGTGCGCGGTGATATGGCCGACTTGCTGGAAACCGGCAAAGCCAAAACACTAGAAGAAGCGTACGACATGGCTGTATGGATGCGTCAAGATATCAGGCAATCCCTGTTAGATCAGCAACGCGCAGAAGCCCAAAAGAAAGCATTAGAGCAAGCACAAGCGCAAAAAGCGAGAACCGCTGCGGTAAGTGTAAAAGGCTCTAGTCCTGTTTCTGGTGGGGTTCAGCCCGGTACTAAAGGTTCGCTGCGGGACATTATTGCAGCGCAATTTGATTCTAACTGAAAGGATAGCCGATCATGGCCACTTTTGCAGGTTTAAGCGACATTGTCGCAACCACCGTTCAATCTCGTTCCGGCACTTTAGCCGACAGCACTACCAACAACAACGCACTGTTATACAAACTCAAAGAGCGCGGTAACGTCAAGCCATTTTCCGGCGGTAACGTTATTCTTCAAGAGGTTATGTATAACGATCCGGCAACAGAAAATGCTGGCTCTTTCTCAGGGTATGACATTATCGACATTACCCCGAACAGCCCAATTTCTTCTGCTCAGTTTGACATTAAGCAATATGCCGCTGCTGTTTCAATGAGCGGTCTGGAAGTGCTGCAAAATGCTGGCAAAGAGCAGATCATCGACTTGCTAGAGGGTCGCGTTCAGGTTGCCGAAGCTCAACTGATGAACGATATTAGTGCTGGTATTTACTCAGACGGCACGGGCAACGGCGGTAAAGACATTACCGGCCTGGCTTTAGCGGTAGCGGCCTCGCCTAGTTCTGGTACTTACGGCGGCATTAACCGTACCAACTTCTCGTTCTGGCGTAACGTTGCTTTTGATGCCACTACCGACGGCGGCGCTGCTGCTTCGGTTGCTAACATTCAATCGTACATGAACCGGGTTGCCGTTCAGTTGGTGCGCGGTGCAGATCGTCCGGATATCATCGTTGCCGGCAATAACTACTACCGTTTCTATCTGGAATCGCTGCAAGCAATTCAGCGTATTACTTCGGAAACGTCTGCTGGTGCCGGTTTCACTAGCCTGAAATACTTCGGTGCCGGTTTTAACTGCGATGTGTATTTGGATGGTGGTATCGGTGGTCAATTGAACACGAACCGCATGTACTTCCTGAATACTAAATATCTGTTCTTCCGTCCCCACCGTGACCGTAACTTTGTGCCTATCGGCGGCGACCGTATGTCCGTCAACCAGGACGCAATGGTGCGCTTGATTGGCTGGGCAGGTAACTTGACAAGCTCCGGCCCTCGTTATCAAGGCGTTCTGACTGACTAAATAAACGGGGCGTAAGCCCCTATTTCTGAAAGGAATTAAAATGGCTGCACCGTTTACCGTTTCCCCGGTTTTGGGGTGTGATTTCAATACTATCACTCTGGCCGCTGATGTTGGCCCCACTTCTGGCGCAGAAGATGCACCGCAATTGGGTACTCAAACTCTTGGCTCTGATGGTCGTCGTTATGTTTATGCACAAGCTAACGCGATTATTACCGCCTCGACTGCAGTATGTACCGTCAACGCCACCACGTTTTTAGTGACTGCTACGGGCGGTTCATACCGCTCACCGGCGGTCGCTATGGCGACTGGTGATCGCGGCTGGTTCTCTGCTGCTTCTGTTTAAGGAGGAAATATGCCTTACCCTGAAAGATTGTGCGGCGTTGGCCTACCTGCTGCCGTTGCCACGCAAATCTGTGGTGATGTGCAAGACAACATTACAGCTGCCGGGTCAACCCAAGGTACTGCGGTATTGTTGAACGGCGATCACTGCATTGTCACTACGGCTGCGGCTGGTACGGGGGTGATTCTGCCTCCGGCTCAGCCAGGTGCTGATGTGACTGTGAAAAACCTTGGGGCTAACGCTGTCTTAGTCTATCCGGCAACGGGTGGTGCTATTAACGCTTTAGCTGCCAATGCTGGTTTTTCAGTTGCGGCTGCTGGTCAAGGTCGTTTTTTAGGTCGAAATAACCTTAACTGGGTTACGTATTAAGGGCAGGGGCTTTATGCCCCTGTTTTATCAACGCCTTCGGGCATTTTTAGAAAGTCGATATGAGCAATCCTCAGTCTAGTTTTGTAGAGTTTTTCATGGAATCCGTTGAGTTGAAGTACGAAAGCGAAAAGGCTGGCCGTCCTATTTTTAAGGAAATGCCTTTCATTCGTATTCAACACCCCGGTGATCGTTTGAACATTCTCGAAGTAAAAGCAGACGATCATTACAAACAAAAATATAACCGCCAGTGGCGTGAATTTGAGGCGGGATTGGCTGGCGAAGTGATCGGAACGCCTTTGTCGCAATGGCCGCAGGTAACAAAGTCGCAGTGTAAAGAAGCCGAGTATTTTGGCATTCGCACTGTTGAAAACTTGGCCGAAGTCAACGATGCTGCATTACAGCGTATTGGTATTGGCTGGATGGAATTACGCAAGAAAGCGCGTGATTATCTTGCGGCAGCGGCAGGGAATGCGCCAATTAGTGCATTGCAGGCTGAAAACGAAAAGCTCAAGCAAGAATTTGAAGCGCTGAAAGCTTCATTGCAAAACCCTGAAATCAAACGCAAACGACAAATCAAAGAGGAAGTCGAGGAATAAATGAATTACACCCTGCTCGAACTGATACAACAAGTCACCGGCGAGTTGGGGTTATTACCAAGTCCGAGCTTTGTTGTCGGCAATACAGACCCGCAGGTCGTTCAATTGCTGGCGCTGGCAAACAGGCTCGGACGTGACATTTCTCGGCAGTATGAATGGCAGAAGCTAAATAAAGAGTACAGCTTCACCACAGTACAAGGGCAGTCGCAATATGCTCTACCTGTTGACTGGCTCAGACAAATACCGCAGACCGAATGGGATAGAACGTCACGATGGCCGCTGATAGGCCCTGCGACTACTCAAGAGTGGCAGATATACAAATCAGCCATTATCAGCCAAGGCCCCAATCTTCGTTTCAGAATAGCTAATAACTTCGTCGAGGTTGACCCTGCGACTGGCGGCCTTGACCTTTCGTTTTTCTATGTCTCGAAAAACTGGATTGATGCTGGCGGCGGTGTTTATCGGTACAAATACCAAGCTGACACAGACGTGTCAATGTTTGATGATTCGCTGATGCTAACTGGTCTCAAGGTGCAATGGAAGGCTGCGAAAGGCTTGGATGCAAGTTTTGATGTTTCCGAGTTTCGCGCCATGTTTGATACCATAAAAGCGCAGGACAAATCGGCTCAAAAATTGTCACTTGGCTCATTCCCGCGTAATATTCTGTTGACCGAGTGGAACATTCAAGACGGAAATTTCCCAGGCTGATATGGACAAAAAAGCCATAATTAAAGCTCTGCGAGATACCGCACAAAGCGCCTCGAACACCATAGCAAGCGGTGTCTCTGCGCCGGTGGACTTAATAGCCGCTGGGCTTCGCAAAATGGGCGTACCTGTTCCTGAAAACGCGTTGGGAGGCTCGCGCTGGATGGAAGATGTAGGCTTGACCATTCCAGTACAGGATGGAATACCGAAAACCGTAGGCGAAACTTTTGGAATGATTTTTCCTATGGCGGCGACAGCCAAAGCCCCACAAATAGCGGCAGGTGCTAACCGCGCAATTGAAAACGCTATGGCACCAGCTACATTAAACACCCCTGGCTTTGCTGGACAACGCGGGGCGATTGTATG